AAGAGGATAAGTGCGCCGCCAATGAGGCCCATAAAGATGAGAATGGCCTCTGCAAGCTTCGGGTGCGCGTCAGCCCACGCAGTAAGCTTCTCGACGATGGTATTCACCGTCTCCAAAAACTGAGTGAGAGCCGGAAGCAAGCCGTTCGCCATCGCCGCGCCGAGTTCGTTGGCGTGCTGACCAAGCGCGGCCATTTGCGTGTTGTACTGTTCCATCGCGACTTGCGGAGAGCCGGCCAACGCCGCGGTTATCTCGTTGATGGCGGTCATTCCCGATACGCCGTCCTGCATGTCAGGAATGATCTGTTGAAGGCCGCGCCCCATGCCCCTGAAGGATTGCGTTACGTCCTGCACGGCGGTCGTCATGTCGGGGATTTTGCCGGAAGCAACAAGGTCGACGGCCGCGCCATACATGGCGGTCGCGTCGTTGACGTTCTTGGTTTCGTTCAGGAAGCTGACAAGCGCGTTGTAGCTGTCCTCGAATGAGATACCGAGGTTCTGGTTTTGGGTCGCGATCCCACTGAATGAATCGGATAACCCCTGCGCCGATTGCCCGGCGAGACTTGCCTCCGCGGTAAAGGGCGCGAGTTCGGCTTGGAGTTTGGTGATGTTGACGTTCGCGGTGGCGATGCTCGCTGCCGCCTTCTCGTGCACCGCAGCAACCTCGATGGTCGTGCCGGTCCACTTCTGCAACGCGGCGTCATCCTCCGCAATGGACGCCCGCTGCGCGTTTATTTGAGCGGTGAGGCTCGCTATCTGCGTGGCGTTTTCGGGATTGGGACCGGCAGCGCCTCGCAGGATGTTGTTTATCTCGTTGAGCCCCTGAGCGAGCGCGGAGGTCTTATCTGCGGCATCGGACACGGATTCGACTACGGGAGCGAGGAACGCTGCGCCTATCAAACCAGCCTGAATGCCGACGGCCTGAAACTTGCCGCCGACGGAACTGATGCTCGATTGCATCTCCTCGCCTGCGGTCGCGGCGCTATCGGCCATGCCGGCCATCTCGCTATCCACGTCCTCGGCCGTGGAAGCCATCATCGATTGAAGGCTGGCGAGGCTCCCCTGCCAGCTCGTGCTCGTCTCATCGGCCGCCGCAAGGGCGCCATCCGCAATCTGCGAGAAACTCGCTTGTGCGCCTTCTGCCGCATCGCTGACGGCCGTATCCATTTGGTCGGCTGCGACGTTCCACACATTGGCGGTCTGCAAGGATGCCTCGGCAGCGGCTTCCTCGGTAGCGGTGAGGCTGCTGTCCATCGACGCGCTGGCACTCGCCATGCTGTCGGACATTTCCGAGCCAGCGGTGGCCGTCTGGTCGGCTAATTGAGAGAGTTGCGAGCCGACTTCGGAGAGCTGGGATGCTGCGTCGTTGATGACGCTTATGATTATTTGTAGTTGTGTTTCATTCACGCCCCTTATTATACCTTGCTGTTAGCGTGAAGCGTTTCCGCTCTTAACAGCTCCAACAGCATGAAAATGAACCACGGCGGCTGCGCGAGGTATTGTTCGTAATCCCATCCCATTTCCCGGCAGAGGATGGCAACTAGCTGGATTTCAAATTCGACGATGCCGTTCGAGAAGTAACGCTTCCAGGCGGCTCTTACTTCTCCGGCGTCGTAGGGTATTTGAGCTTTTCGACTTCCTTTTGTACGGCCTCGTACTCGGAAGACGGAAGGTCGAGCAATTTCTCAACAGGGCTGTCGGTATCACCGTTGAGGGACACAACAAACTTTTTCATCTCATCAATTTCTTTGATGACGACAATCGAGCCGTCAAAGTTCGGAGCGTCGAACTTTTTGCTAGCGGGATCACTCATCTGAATTTTAACGGATGAGAATTGCGCCGACTTTAACTCGGTCATCTCGCGGCCGGTGAGATAGGTATTCAAGACAACCGTGTTTCCCGCTGGTGTCGTGAATGTCGTAGTTTCGCGTTCGCTCATATGCGCTTATTTGTTAGTCTTTTAATTATGCGTGCCAAAAAGAGCACGATCCCCGTTAAGCCGATGGCGATAAACGCCAACACCAAACTAAAGGCGACGAACACGGGTAAGATGAAAAGAAGTATCATATGCATTCAAGATACAACCGCGTAGAAATTTGTCAAACAACGCACAAATTAGTACCCGCTGCTATTGGAGTTGGTCACGATAACCTCACCCAGCAACGAGTCCGTGATGGAATAAGAGCATTTGAATTTGATGGTTTGGTAAACCAAGTCCTTGACCTTGAAGGGCCGACCAAGCTCTTGGAACGTGCACTTTGCGAGCGTGATATTGAAGGTCGGATTGCCGCCGGTAATCGCCACATCTGTGTTCGTCGCGATGAGGCTCATGGCCTGCGCCTGCGGGTCCATGAAATAGGTCTTGGCGTCGGTCTCGTTCTGCCAGATGCACTCGAACGTGCCCTCGATGCTGAACTCCTTGTTGAGGAAGTCGGCGGGCGAGAGGTTGCCAAGCACGTCTTGAGGTTCGACATTCGAGCTGATCGTCACTTTGGCGCTCTTCAGCGCGACGATAGCGGGACCGAACGTCTGCGTTCCAATGTTACCTGTCGTGGCAACTGAGAGATCGTAAGCCGTTGAGGAGACAAGTTTGGCGACGGTCGCACCCGTTGGAATGCTGGTACCCGATACGATCATGCCGACACGGAGGTTCGTGAGGGGATTTATCGAGCAAGACGTGACGTGGACGGTGCTCGATGCCGTGCCGGTGCAGGTAAGGGCGCCCGTGACGCCGGTATACGTTGGCGCAAAGCCTGCCGCGAGATACTGCGGCAGGAAGCGGTTCTCGGAAGTCGTCGATGGTGAGAACGCGCTTTGGACCACTCCGCTCTGCGCCATGAGAGACGCGGTGAATTGGACGAACTGCTTGAGCGCGAAATTAATCTCAAGCTTTTCAACAACGCCATTCGCGTATGAATAATCAACGGCCGAAAGCGGGTCGTGGAGCAAGAAGGTATAGGATTGGTGTTGGGCCGTTTCGCCGACGGTGAAGGTGTGGACGTATGGTCCTGAGCCGGTCTTGGCATAAGCGCCGAACATTGAATAGAGGATGGGTGGGAATGACGTATCGCAAACAATGCCGGTGAGCGAGCCCGCGGCCCACTTTTTTGTTTGCGTAAAATTTACGTTATCTTCGATGATGCCGTAAGACTGATTGTCGGTCGCAAACTCTTTCTTCTCGTCGAGGGTCAAATCAATCCAAGGCGACCAATACCCTGCGGACGTATTCGCTGTACCGCGCGTACTTTCTTTTCCCAAACCGATTTGTATGAGCCTGCCAATTCCTTTAGACATAGAATGTTGTGATTATTGTACCTCGCTTTCGGGCGCGGTATCTGCGAGTGCTGTGGATTGCTCAGATGCATTGGCCGAAGTTCCTTGCGAAACTCCAGCCGACGCTTCCGAGATAAGCTGCTTGGTCGCGTGCCACAGCTTCTCGGCTTCCTCGATGGTTTCCGCCAAAATCGTTGCGTTGCGCCAAACACCACCACCCGCAAAATGAAACTCCTTCTTCGCGGGAGGCGTTTGGATAGCTTTATTTTTGATTGTGGTTTCGTCTAGGCTCATGTTCCAAGGGTGTACAAAGTACGTGCCTCTATTCTAACAACGAAAACGAGCAAGCTTTTGGTGCTTGTGGATATCGGGCCGCCACTGACAACGCGCGCGGGCGGAACGGTTGCTCCAGTAGCCACACCGTTGAGACTAAAAGCCGTGTCGAACGCGTTGAGCGCGGCGTCAATAAGGTCTTCAACATCGGTATCAGGATGGACAAGAGTTTCGGGGTTGAGCACAAAGAGGATGTCGTAGCGATAGGTGCGCAGATTGCTGACATTGTCTTCCATGTTGGAATCCACCGGCGGCATGCCGACGATGGCGAACGGATAACCCGCGGTCGCATTGTCGGTGAGCGGATCGGGGTTCTTGTCGAGCGACAGGAATGAGTTGAGATAGCCGTCGGTGACGAGCGATTGCAGGACAACAAGTATTTGGGTTTTGATGGGTGAAGCGAGTTTGGCGGTCATACTCCATTGGCAGCGATGGCCTGCACTATTTGCTGCAAAGCCGTGCCGAAGGTCGCGTTGATGTCGGGCGTTGCAGCGGCAACTATTCTTTCCATAAAAGGGTTCGCTTGTGTTCCCGGATGGTTGACGCTCTTCACCGGATGCAGCGCGCCGGGCCAATAGAGCGCCTTGGCGTTCTTCGCAGTGATGACGTGCGGCTTGGTGCCGAACTCGACATAAGACGCGTAGCTCGCGGTCGGAAACCAGCGCAGTATGCCGGCCGTCAACTCGGCACGGAAACTCTGCGTGAGAAAGCCGGTGCGCCAGGGCACCGTGCTTTTCGTCGTGTATTTGGCAAGGATGGCCTGCGAGGCGGCAAGTGCGCGCTGCAAGATGGGCGCGGCTATCGAGGGCGCTTGTTGGAGCCCTGCGATGAGCTGCGTGATGCCCTGTATTTCAATCGTGAAATCCATAATCAGAAGTGAAGGTCTCGGTACTGGCCGAGCACATCGAGGTCTTCGGCGTCCAGTTCATTCCGGTAGGTAGTCGAGGCGTCACCGATGCGGTCGGATGATTTGCCAGCAAGCCCGCGGCGCAAGAACCGGCGGATGACAAGGTTCTCGCAGACATTGGTGATATCGCCCGGCAGCCAGTGCGTGTTGCGGTCCTCGGCGTTCGCCCAGTTTACCGGATAGCCGCCGACGTAGGTGGCGCGGATCATGTTGTTGTAGAGGCGCGGCAGAACGCCGTACACGCGCACCTCGCCGGATGGATACCAAATCGTGCCGGATGGCGGGTCGGTGCGCGGGTCTACCAGTTCGTATTGGTCCCCGATGAAAGCAGTCCAGCTCGGATTCGTCGGCGTGCCTGCGCGCCATTGGAAGCTCGAAATTGAGAACACCGGCGTGTTGCGCAGCAACAAGTATTTTTGGCTCGGATTATCGATGGAGTAGGTGTCGTTCACATAGGTCTGCTGCACGAACGACAGCCTGCCGCACTCGTTGTTGATGTAGTTCGTCGCCCAATTGATGAGCCGAACGAGCACGCTGTCGTAAGCGGTGGGCTGGTCGACAATGATAAGCGTCTGGCCCGTGTTGGTCTGTGTCGAAGCCTGTGAAAGCGTTATCTGAGAAGAGCTGATAACGGCCGCGACTGTCGTGCCGTTCGGGATGCCTGTGCCCATGATGACTTGCCCGATTCGGACGGTCTTGCTGGCCGCTACGGTAAGCCCGGTGACGCTCGTCGAGTTCTCGGTAAGCGAGGCGCCGGAAAGGTTGAAGGTGAGGTTGGGGTCGAACAGCAAATCCTTGACGCGCTGCAAGGTCGTGAGCGCGTAGGGCGTGAGCTGGTCGGCAAGCCCGCTGACGACGTTGAGGCTCGTTTGGGGTGTGTAGTCGGCGAGGAGCGTCCCTGCGGCGTAGGTGCCGACCGTGGTGATGGCGATACCGCTGATGGTGTAGTCGTTACCGACGCCGGGCGTGAGGCGGATACCGCTGGCGTAGAGCGCCACCGAATTTGGCACCGGCGCAAAAGCCAGCGACCAGGCTGTGCCGTTTCCTTGGACTACCTCATTTTCAATAGGCATAAATCGAGGTTGTGCCCTCGTCGCCGCTCCTGCTCGCCCAATTGGAACAAGCGGGAGCAAAGCGAGGGTGCAACTAGGTGTTGCTGACGCCGGAACGGACTGGCATTTGCATGCCGTTGCCGGGCGAGCCGATGAACTCGGCGTAAGCCAAGATCGCCGGGCTCGAACCGCCGCTGAATGTCGGCGTGAGCACGATGCGCAGGTAGCGCTTACGGCCGCCCAAGGGGGCCGCAGACTGCGCCGTGTTGCGAAGCATGATGCCCTCAACACGCGCGTAGGCGTCCTGCGCGGTCGTGTGAGCGTTCAACGTGCCGCCGATAGCGGTGCCGGTGTTGTCTACCGCATTGGCCCACGCGTCGGAAACACCGTTGTCGTTGGACTCCTGAAGAGCCCAAGCGGCCGTTGCCGTCGTCGGCGTGCCAGATGCGATCTCGGTGCGGACGTGAACCATAAGGCTCTCGATGCCGACCGAGGTGTCGTAGCCATCGCCGTTGACCGCCGAGCTGCCGGTGAGCGATTGGATCGCCACCGCGCTGACCGTCGAGGGCTGCACGATTACGTCATCGTATGGATTGAAACGCATAGGATGATTGTTGTTTGTGCCACGCGCCGTCGACACGGCGGTTGCGGGGGCTCCCGCTGGCCTATTAACCCTGGTCTGCGTTCGGAATGCAGACCAAACCCTCGTCGAACTTGTGGACGGTGCCTTTGCGCCCGTCGGGGCAAATGCAGTCGTCGCTAGGGCGCGCGCCCGTCACAAAGCCGGTGCGGCTTGCGTTGGCGTCTGCGGCCGTTTCGCCGGAGGTTTCGCTGCTATCCGCGTCGGCAGCACCTCCCGCACTGTCCGCGCTCGTTTCCTCATCGACTTGCGCCGTCTCGGAAGCGTTCGTGTCGGCCGTCTCCGCTTGCGCGGTGTCGGTCTGTTCGCCGGAGGTTTCGCTGCCAGCGCCGACGTTATTTTCTTCGTCGCTCATAGCGTGAAAATGATGCCGATAATTTGGCTGATGTTGCTCGGCGTGAGGAATTACGCCGAGCATCCGGTCAGCCGCCGGATCAGGAAGCGGCAGTCTTGCCGACGACCATGGCGCGCGGAAGCGTCAAGGTCAGTGCGTGGCGGTGCTTGTAGACAAGGCCGCGCTGGTCTGCCAACGCGATTTCCTTGCCGCCGAAGCTGCCGCTTTCGAACTGGCCGACGCGCATCTCGCCTTTGTCGCCAAAGGCAAATGCCCGCATGTTGCCGAAGATGACGAACGGGTTGCTCGCCGTGTCGGAGAAGCCGTTGACGTTCGATGCGCCGACCGCCGGTAGCCAGCGGTTGGTGTACACCGGGTAGCCGAGGATCTCGCCCGCAGGCTTGATCGGGCCGCCGCCGGGGTGGTTCTCCATCGCCGGTTCGGGCTTCGCCCATCCTGCGTAAGGCAGGATGTAGTTGCCCGCGGTGTCTTTCTGCGTGCGGAGCTTCGCCCAGACGGTGCGGTTCATGTAGAACGCAGCGCCGTCGAGGATGGACTCTTCGAGAGAGCCGATCATCTGCGAGCTGTCGTCCATGACCTTCATCGATGCGAACGTGGTCTCGGTCGTCGGGAGCACGTAGCTCGTCACCTTCTGCCCGGTCTCGTCCACCGTGGTGGTCGAGGGGTAGTTGAGGATGCCGAGGAACGGGTCGCCGGTGTTGGCACCGCCGACAAATCCCTGGTAGTCGATCATGTTCGCCATGGCTTCACCGCCGAGGGCGAGAAGCCAATCAGCGACATTCACGTTGGCATCCGCCAAGAGGTCGTTGCCGACCACGAAGGCGAGCTGCCACTTCTTGACGATGAGCTGGGCCTGCCCGAAGGTGAGGCCAGTCACGACGCCCGGTGCGTCTACGCCGAGGTACGCTCCTTTGAGGAACGAACCGGTGTAGTTCGGCACTCCGAGTTCGTCGGTGGTCATCTCCCACTTGGCCGCCTGGCTCATGATGGTACCGACCGAAGCGGCGATACGCATGATGGCGTCGGCGATCTCGCGAGAGACAAGGTAGCCGCCGCGGTTGTCCTGCTCTTCGATCAAAGCCTCGTTGGCTTTGGTGTCGATAGCAAAGGCACCTTTGGCTGCTGCCTGTGCGACCTGAACAAAGTCCGTCTTCATCTTTGCAGACAAGCC